CTGGCAAAAGCCGACTAGAGCTGCTTGAGGAAGCAGGAGTAGAGATAAAGATTGCTCCCAGAATGGGCTTAGATGATGGTATTCAGGCTGTTAGAAGGTTGCTTCCAAGGTGCTGGTTCAATGTTCCTAAAGTCCAGACAGGGTTGAACTGCCTGAGAAACTACCGCAGAGATTACGATGAGAAGCGTAAGATTTTCTATGAGCGTCCATTGCATGATTGGTCAAGTCATGGCTCGGACTCATTCCGCTACTTAGCCCTTGGATTGGATGAAGGTCATTCAACATGGTCTAAGCCTATTAACCAATCACCGAAATGGATTGTCTAATGTATGTAGAGCGACAAGGGACTAACTTAGCCCCAAAAGTAAAAGAACTTGAAAAGCGTATCGAAATGCTTGAAAATATGATAAAAGAGTTAAAATCGGATAAACCCCGAATGGGTCGCCCTCCAAAGGACAAACATGGCACAGAACGACTTGAAGTCGATACTACAGGCTGAAATCGATGATTCAATTGGCTACATTGAAAGTGAGACTGTTGAACAGCGCAAACAGGCTCTACAGGCTTATCTACGACAGCCATATGGTAATGAAGTTGAGGGTAAGTCTCAAATCGTTACTGGCGAAGTAGCAGAAGCAATTGATGGTGCGCTACCATCTCTAGTTCGTATTTTCACAGGCTCAGACAACATCGTCATCTTTGAGCCACAAGGCCCACAAGACGAAGCCTCTGCCAAGCAAGCTACTGATTACTGCAATTGGGTGTTCTTGCGTGATAACGAAGGCGTAGCAATTCTGCATGACTGGTTTAAAGATGCTCTCTTGCAAAAGAACGGCATCATTAAGGCATATTGGGAAGACAAAGAAGACATTACAAAAGAGCGTTACTACGACTTGTCTGATGACGAGTTAGCAATGCTGATGAGTGATGAGACTATGGAGATTGTCGAGCAAGAGACAATCGACTTTCCAATCTTTGACCCAATGGGACAGCCAGTTGTTGACCAACTAGGTCAGCCAGTTATGGGTGCTACACACAACGTAGTAGTCCAGAAGAAAAGAAAATCAGGCAAAGTAACGATTGAGAATGTTCCTCCAGAGGAGTTCTTGATTAGCAAAAATGCTCGCACTATTGCTGATTCACCATTTGTAGCCCATCGTCACATGATGACTCGTAGTGAATTGGTTGCTATGGGTTTCAACAAGAAGCAAGTTGAATCCTTGCAGATGGACGATGCTTTAGCGTACACACCAGAGCGTGTTGTGCGTTTCTCTGCTGGTGAGCAACCTTACCAAGTACAAACTGATGACCCATCAATGCAAGAGATTGAGGTCTTTGAGTGCTATGTCAAAACTGATATAGAAGGCAAAGGTATCGCTTCATTGGTTCAGGTTTACTACGCTTCAAACGAGATTCTTGAAGACGAAAAAGGTAAGGAAATGATTGAGGAAGTGGACTATGTTCCTTTCCACTCTATCTGTCCTATCCCAATTCCACACAAGTTTTTTGGTAACTCACTTGCTGACAGAACAACAGACTTGCAACTGATTAAGACTACTATCACTCGTCAGATGTTGGATAACTTATATCTGACAAACAACGCACGAGTAGTTGCTGTTGAAGGTCAGGTAAACCTTGATGACTTGCTTACATCTACCGCAGGTGGTGTTATTCGTGCCAAGTCACCTAATGCTGTTCAACAACTGGTTGTGCAGAATGTGGCATCTCAGGCTTTCCCAATGCTTCAGTACTTGGATACAGTCCAGTCTAAGCGTACTGGTGTGTCTGATGCTTCACAAGGTCTTGACCCTGCTATCTTGCAGAATGTCACAGCAGCAGCAGTTGCCTCGATGCAACAAGCTGGCGCAGGTAAGATTGAACTGATGGCTCGAATCTTTGCAGAGACTGGTGTTAAGTCTTTGTTCCAAGGCATCTTGCATCTCTTATGCAAATACCAAGACAAGCCTCGTTTGGTGCGTATGCGTGGTGAGTTCGTAGAGTTTGACCCTCGCACATGGGCTAACCAATACGATGTTGCTATTAACGTAGGTTTGGGTGCTGGTAACCGCCAAGAACAGATGGCTATGCTGTCAATGGTTCTTGCTAAACAAGAGCAGTTAATTGCTCAGTACGGCCCTGCTAATCCTTATGTCTCACCTGCTCAATATCGTTCTACATTGGGACGCATGGTTGAGATTGCAGGATTTAAGGATTCTGGTGAGTTTTATAAGACGATTACACCAGAGCAAGACCAAGCATTGAGCAATCCTCCTCCACAGCAACAGCCACAAATGCCTCCTGAAGTTCAGGCATTGATGCAAAGAACACAGGCTGAGATTCAATCTAACCAAGCTAAAGCACAAGCTGACATTCAGTTGAAGCAACAGCAACAGCAGATTGACATGGAGATGGCACAACAGAAGGCTGCTCTTGAAATGCAAATGATGCGTGAGAAAGAGGGTGCTAAGTTGATGCTTGAGCGTGAGAAACAACAGGCTTACTTTGCTATGAAGCAACAAGAGTTTGAAGCAGAAGCCCAATTGAAAGCAATGAAGATTGGTGCTGGCATTACATCTAACGTAGAAATTAAAGGCTAATCATGGCAGTATCTAGTCAACAGATTATTGATTTTCTGCTCACCAACCCAACCGATGCGCAAATTGCAGAGGCAATGGCTACCTATGGGGTTAGTCCAGCAGACTTATCTGCGGTTACTGGCTCTGATGAAGGTGAGATTGCTGCTCGTGTAGCCGCTACTTTGCCTCCTAATCAAGCAGTTCTTCTTGGTGACACTTGGGTTCAACCAAATTACCAAATAACTGGCTCTGGTGAAGACCAACAGATTGGTGGAGTTGAAAGTGTCTCAGTCTATAAAACTACTGGAGGCATAAACGATAAGGTTGATGTTGGTACAGATGTTCAAAACTTCACACCTACTGGTGAGTATGTAAATACGTCTAAAACAGTAGAAGACCTTTCATTCTTTGGCGGTCTTGTAGATATGCTTAAAGACCCAGTAGTTCAAACAGCTCTATTGGGTGTTGCTGGTGGTGCTGGTGCTTTTGATAGTTTACTTGGGGGTGCTGGTGGCGCAACTGCTGGTGCAACAGGCACAGCAGGAATGACTGCGGCAGAGTTGGCACAACTTGACTTGGCTCTTGGTGGTGCGGGTGGTACTGCTGGTGCTACAAGCCTTGGTGCTGCTTTGGCTACAGGTGCGCCAACCGCTACATTAACCAATTTAACAGGTGGCGGTGGGGGTGCGACAACAGTTGCGCCAACTGGCGTAGATTACAGTTTAACCAGCAGCACTCCTACAACAACCAATATGGGTGGTGCGCAAGGATTGCAAAGTGGAACTTCTGCTAACCTGACAAATATGGGTGGTGGTCAAGGAATTACAATAAATGCTGGTGCGCCATCTACAACATTAGCTGATGCAATTGCAACAATTGGTGGTACTGGCCCAGCCAATTTAACTACTATGGGTGGTGGTCAAGGGTTAACCTTGCAAACACCAACTGGATTGGTAACCCAAACTGGAACAATTCCTATTGGTGGTTTAACAGGAAATACCAATGTCATTGGTGCAACTGGAGTAAATACAGCTACTAACATTGGTTCTGGCATTGGCTCAACTATTCCAGTAAATCCATTAACACCTCCTAGAGTACCAGTAGTCCCTACTACACCTGTAACACCTACAACTCCCCCTGTTACTCCGACTACTCCAGTAGTTCCTCCTACTACTCCTGTAGTGCCTCCAGTTGTTCCGTCTATTTCAGACATCATTAAAACAATTGGAACTGTAGCTACTGTTGGTGGTTTAGTAAATACAGTAACTAAACCAACTACAAAAACTGGCTATGACATAGTTCCAGTCCCTACAGATTGGAAGCCTCCTACAGCGCAACCAACTACGCCATTTCAACCACTAGCACCAATTGATTTTGGTACTAGCGCATTGTTAAAAGGAACTCAGTTTGAAAGACTGCTAGACCCTAACTACGGCAAAGTTCCTGCTCCTACGCAATACTCACAACCATCAAATCTGAGTTATAACGACTTAATGAGTATTTTGGGTAGCAAGCAAGGTATGCCTCCTGCAAGTTCTCTGTCTATCAACGATGTAATTTCTGGAATACAAAACCAATATGGACAAACACCTGTTAGCGCAATGGGCCAAAAACCTGCTTAATGATGACTTTTTCAAAGAAGTATTAGATAATTTGAAAAAAGAACAAATTAGTGTAATAATTA